TGCGACTCTTGCTGCATCTGTTGCAGTTGCTGCGTGAGCTGCGCCACCTGTTTGGCAGGCCCGCCCTTGTCGTCAGCCAAGCCCGGAGGAAGCGTCTTCGCAAGCCGGTCGGCCAACTTGTCTGCGTCTTGGAAGTCCATCGAGCGCACAACGATGTCGCCTGCTTTTTGCATCAGGCTTGGGTCGCTGCGAGCAAGTTCGACCATGACCGCCTGCGACTCCTGCCGCTGCGTCTGGAACGACGGCCCAGTGTCAATCGCAACGTCATAGCGTCCCACGCCAGGATTGAAGATGCGCTGGATGTCTTCGCCTGACGGCACCTCGACGTAAGCGCCAGGCATGTCTGGGGCAAGCGTTGCCATCTGTGTCGTGCCATCAACGCCAAGAATGCGCAAGACCTTTTCCTTGGTGTAAATCTTGGGGATCAAATCAATCAAGAGCTTTGCTTCGTACTTCAGCGAACGCGCCAGGTTGTCGGGGAAGTGAAACGTAGCCACTTCGCCCTGCACTTTGAGCCGCTGGATGCCGACGCCCGATGCCGCCTCAGATTTGATGCCAAAGTTCGCGTTCTGCTGCCCACTTGAGCCGCGCATTTGTTCTAACGAAAGTTGCAGCAGGTTAATTTGCGCTGCTGGCATGACGGCAGGGTCTTGCCGCTTCGGTGGCGGGAGAGGCTGTCCGTTGCCGTCGTAGGCGTTATACGGCAAGTACGCATCGTTGGACATATTGGCGTTGCGCCACTGGTTCTCATGCCCCTCAACGGCCTCTGCAGCGGCGATGTACGGGATCTTGTTCTGCAGCGCGAGCGTTTGAACCGTCTCGCTGTAGGCGTAGTTTACGATACGTGCCGGGTCTTTCAGGTCACGGACTAGGCCCTTGCGGACGATTTCCCCGTTGACATTTACTTCTTTTCCGACCACCGACACGATTGGCAAATAGTCGCCAGCCCAATCCGTCTCGTCTAGCGGCTTGTCATGCCCACCAACAATCATGCAATGCTTCCACTGCTTTACCTGCGTCGGGCGTTCTTTTGGCTTGCCTTTGTCGTCATACGCCTGCACAAACCCGGCCTGCATCAACTTGGCGAGCTTTGCGCTGTCGCTCTTGAGTGCGCTCTCCATTGAGCCGTCAGGGCTGACGTATTGGCAGGCCGTGTCTTTGGTGTACGTACAGTGAAAATATTCAGCTTTGACGAAGCTGTCGCCATTGATCCAGCCGCTGCGATCATCAATCCATGACGCGGGGTCAATGTCAGGATATTCGCGCTTGAATTGCTCCTTGGAGCAGTCGGCGAAAATGAAGCCCCATTCGGCATCAGACTTGTCCAGCTCTTTGGCGTCGGGGTCGATGTAGACCCTGCACGGATTTGGGATGGGGCAAACCTGAATGCACTGGTCGAACGATGTCTCAGACTCGTAGTCCGTCTTGATGCGCCAGTAACCCTCGCCGCCATACGTAGCATGCTCTGCGGCAATGTCGTGCGCGTCGTCTGCGTTGCTGCTGGCTTGGATGTTGCGGATCAGGCCCGCCAGGATGTCTGCTGTTTTCTTGTCCGCGCCGCCGTCTACAGGGCTAACCTTGCACGCTGGCCGGTTTTTGCGGATTTCGTTTATGACCTGATTACAGTGCTGCGCCGTCGTGTTGACGGTCAGTTTGACGCGCCGCGCTATGGTGCGCTCTTGCGCGATGTCGTCCGGCCACTGCCAGCCGTTGTCCGAGTCTCCAAGAGCAAAGCGCGTGTCTGCGACTGCTAGAACGCGGCTAGGGCCATAGAAGTCCTTTGCGCGTTGGAATCGCTTCTTTGCTTCGGTAACGATGTCGTCTGCCATTGCCGCACCAGCAAAATCACAGGCTTGTCCTGCAACTCAACGAATCCGTGTCGTGCATAGAACCGCACAAGCTGGGAAACGTCCGGGGCCGATTCGCCGTAAGGCTTTGGCATCAGCAATAGCGTAATACTATCACAATCTGCGTACCGAGTAATTTTTTCTATCAGCTTCGTCGCGTGGCCTTTGTTCCGATGCTGCTCTGGCGTGAAAAGCCGGGTGACTTCCAACAGTCTGCCGCGTAGATGTGCGGGGATGGCCGTCGAGTAGCGCAGCTTGCAGGATGCGTGTCCGCTGGTGTATGTGCCGGGTTTCATGCCATCCACGATTGCTCGTGCCCCATGTGTGAGTGCGGGTTTTCTGTCTTTGGCGGCGGCTTCTTGGCCCGCCGTGCGCCTTCGCAGGCATAACGCAGCGCGTCAATACAGTGATTGTCCTTGTCGGCCAGCAGCGGAAGCACCAAACCGGTCAGCGGGTCGATCTTGTAGCTGTAGAGCATCAGTTCATCTATCAGGTGAACGCATCTCGGATGCACGATGATGTCAAACGACTTCAGGAACTCCACGCCTTCCTCTAGGCTTCGCGCCCCTTTGACTGCTGGCATGATCTTCGGAAAGCCGTTCTTGCGCATGTGGCTGATGGTTTCCGGCCTGGCAGAGTCCGCGACGATTACCCACTTCTCCGACTCTGGCACGGACATGAACAGCGCCGGAAGGTGGACGATCTCGCAGCCGACCATGTAAGCCTCGTAATCCACATACAGGCGATTGCCCTCAATGTCGCAGCGAATCAGCACAGACGGGTCGATGCTGAAGCCCCAATCAGCCCCGAGCCGGTGAATCGTCCCATGCGGGCGCTCAAACTCTTCTACCTTCCAGTTACGGAACACTCGCGCTTCGCTGTTGCTTTGGTACTCGCCTAGCCAGATGTGCCGGTACTTGTCGGGGTCGCGGCCCTTGTCATACTCCATTTCTGCCAGCAGTTCGGCAGGTAACCACGGGTTGTCGCGGTAGTTTGCCTTCACCACAATCGAACTAGGTGGCGGGTTCTCGCCCCTCAGCAGCACATCAATCGGGTCTGTCGCAAAGTTCGGATTCCATGAGAACCACAGTTCCGAGCCTGGAGCGCGGATAGTCGGTCGAAGCAGATCTAAACTGCGCTGACTGGCCGACTGCGCCTCTTCAAACCAAGCAATGCCAAACCCTTCTAGCGACTTGATGCTATCCGATGTGTGATCCTGCATCCCTTGGAAGATGATGTTGCCGCCGTGCTTTGATTTGATCTGCTCGTTCTGGACTTCAAAGTACGCGCCTGCGTTCATGCGCTCTATCTTGTTTTCTACCAGTTTCTTCACAGAAAACTTAAGCGACTTCTGTATCTCGCGCAGGCACACAATGTCCACCTTGCGCCGGATAGATTCCTCCACCACGCATTCCGCAAAGAAGTGAGACTTGCCCGAGCCGCGCCCGCCCCATGCGCCCTTGTACCGGCTTGGGACTAGCAGAGGCTCGAAAACTTCTGGCGTGTCAATTGCTAGGCTTAACAATGCGCCGCTCAATCACAGTGAACACATGCGCCCCATCAGCGCCAGGCCCTTGCACCGTCATCGGCAGCACTTTGCCGACCAGCGACAAGAACGCACTAGCGGTCCTAGGATCGTTTGCGCGGGCTTCTAGGTACTTTGCCCCTCCGGAGTTGTCCAAAGCCTCCAGGATCATCTCCTTGAGCTGGATATCGCGCTTGTTGTGGCTTCCTTTTGGTCGCCCAGGCCCCGCGCCCATTGCAGCCGCACCCGTCGGTTTCCGTTTGGTTTTTATATCCATAGTTAGCACTCCCTCACAAGTTAACGCCACTCCTGATTTCGACCCCTAAAGCCGCAATAAGTGCCCCGCCCTTTGGCCCTTGCAGCCAATCGACGAGGATTGGCCGAAACCTGCTGTCGTCAATGCCTAGCGCGTATGCCATGCCGTCTAGCAGCGCCTTGCTCGCAGCAAGCATGTTGTCTGCATCCCTCTTGCGCTTGTCGGGCACGAGAAACAGCAGACTCAGGGCTATCGGGCCATCAGGTGGCGTGTAGTCGCCTTTTGCCTGCTTGGTGAGTAGATAGCCTGCCTCATGCTGTGCCGTGCGCTCTGCGACGGTTTTGCCCCAGTGCTGGCCGTTCTTGCGGTTAGGGAATAGTGCAGCGGATGGGAAAGGTAGTTTTACGATCATTTAGGGGCCTCCGAGCAGTCGCCATGCTGTTGCACGAACTCGAGGAACCTGGCCGTTTCCAATGGCTTTAATTCGGTTTGACCTAGCGGCCACCCCATCAACCACTCGCAGAAAACCGGATTCAGCCGGCCACTCGCGCCGTCGGAATTGGCCTCTACAAAATGATCCAGCCGATC